CAGCCACAAGATTTTAATAACGAACAAGATCCTAGAATTTCATTTAGTTTCTCTGGGGTGCAAAATACTAGCCGTGCGGGAACTAGCCATCCAATTGTATATGGAGAGATTATTACTGGATCAGTTGTCATTTCAGCGGGAATTGACACTAATCAGGTATCAGCATGACAGATAAAATTATTAGAGGAGCAGGTGGACCTCCTCCCACACCACCTCCTCCATATAAAGCTCCAGATACTTTAAATAGTAGGCAGTTTGCATCAATACAGGATCTTATTTCAGAAGGAGAGATAGAGGGTTTTGCTACTCCCTCAAAAGCAGGGTTATCAAAAGGATCTACAGCTTATAACAATGCAGCATTAAAAGACATATTTCTAAACGATACTCCAATCCTTAATGCAAGTGCTAGTAATACAAACCCACAAACGGCAGATTTTAACTTTCAAAATGTAGGCTTTACACCTCGTTTTGGAACGTCAAACCAATCCCACGTTCCAGGTATAGAGGGTAGTCAATCAACAACTGCTGTAGGAGTTACAGTCACAAATTCTTCTCCTGTCACTCGTCAGGTAACAAATGCTGCTGTTGATGCTGCAAAAGTTACGATTACATTTCCACAACTGCAAAAAGCGACTGATGAGGGCGATTTATTAGGTTCGTCTGTGAGTCTGAGAATACAAGTTCAATATAATGGTGGTGGTTTTACAACTGTTATTAATGACACTATTACAGGTAGGACTGCTGATGCATATCAAAAAGAATATCGTGTTTCATTTACAGGCTCTTTTCCTGTTGACATAAGAGTTAGGAGGATTACGCCAGATAGCACCTCAACACAACTTGCAGATGAATTTACATGGACAAGTATTACTGAGATTGTAGATGACAAGCAAACTTATCCAAATAGTGCATATACAAATTTAAGAATAGATTCTGAACAGTTTAGTTCTATACCAAAAAGAGCTTTTCGTATTCGTGGTGTAAAGGTCAGAATCCCAGGTGCAGGTGCTTCTAATTCTGGTACTCCTTCTGTTAATTTACAGACAGGAAGAATAATTTATCCAAGTGGTTATATATTTAATGGAACAATGGGTGCTGCTGTTTGGTGTTCATGTCCTTCGATGATCTTGCTTGACCTTCTCACGACTGAAAGGTACGGATTTGGAACGCATATAACAGATAGTAATTTAGATTTATTTAGTTTTGTAGCAGCTAGTAGATATGCAAATGAATTAGTAGATGATGGATTAGGAGGACAGGAGGCTAGATTTAGTTGCAATGTAAATATACAGGGGTCAACAGAAGCGTTTACTTTGATAAATGAACTAGCTGGAGTAATGAGATGTTTTCCTATCTGGTCTGAAGGTTCTGTCACTATCTCACAAGACAGACCAACAGATCCAAGTTATCTGTTCAGTTTGGCGAATGTAGGTGAAGGTGGGTTCAGTTACTCAGGAAGCAGCTTAAAACAAAGACATACAGTTATAAATGTCAGTTATTTCAATATGGATAGTAGAGAGATAGATTATGAGGTTGTAGAAGATACATCTGCTCAAAATAAGCTAGGAATAATTAAGAAAGATGTAAAAGCATTTGCCTGTACTTCTCGTGGTCAGGCTCAGAGATTAGGCAAAGCGATACTATTCAGTGAGCAACAGGAAACTGAGGTAGTAACCTTCACCACATCAATAGATGCTGGAGCGATTGTCAGACCTGGATCTGTTATTTCAATTAATGACCCAGTTAGAGGAGGAGAGCGTAGAAGTGGTCGTATAAAATCTGCTACAACTACTGCTATTACAGTAGATAATGTAAAGGATTTAAACACATTTACAGGTACAAATAAAAAATGTAGTGTGATATTACCTGACGGATCGCTTGAAACAAAAAATATATCTAATATTTCTTCTAATGTAATAAATTTAAGTTCGGCTCTCTCACTAACGCCAAATGTAAATAGTATTTGGCTTATTCAAAGTTCTGCATTACAAGCACAAACTTTTAGGGTTATATCAGTTGAGGAAAAAGATGATATTAATTTTGCAATAACAGCCCTTACTTATATTGATGGTAAATATGCAAACATTGAACAAGGTGTAAGTTTACCTTCTAGGAATATATCGTTATTAAATGAGCCAAAAAATCCACCTTCTAATTTACAGGCATCAGAGAGAATAGTTGTTATAAATGCTTTAGCAGTTACAAAATTAATAGTATCTTGGGTTTCCGTTACTGGTGTAAGTCAATATCTTGTTCAATACCGATTTAATAATACTAACTGGGTAAGTGAAATTGTATTTAGACCTGATTTTGAATTATTGAATACTGAAGCTGGAACGTATGAGTTTAGAGTGTTTTCTTATAATGCTGCTTTAAAATTATCACCTACATCAAGTGATCTAACTTTTAATGCTGTAGGTAAGACAGCAAAGCCAAAAGATGTGCAGAATTTATCTATTGAACCAATAACAAATAAATTAGTAAGATTAAGATGGCAAAAATCTACTGACCCAGATGTACTTCATGGTGGAAGAATTTATGTAAGGCATAGTAACTTAACCGATGGTACAGGTACTTTTCAAAATTCTGTAGATCTAGTTACTGCATTAGCTGGTAATACTACAGATGTTATTGTTCCATCTTTAGAAGGAGAATATATACTTAAATTTCAAGACGATCAGGGAAATTTCAGTAGTGGTGAGGCAAGCATTATTATGGATTTGCCTGATCTCATAGATACTCAAGTTATTTTACAAGATAGGGAAGATTTAGATAATCCATCATTTCAAGGAACAAAAACTAATACAGTATTTAATAACACTACAAGTGCTTTACAACTTACAAATCCAGCTACCAATACATCAGGAGAATATGCATTTAAAGATATTTTAAATTTAGGTGCTGTCTTTTCTCTTGATTTAAAAAGAGTAATTCGATCTGTTGGATTTGTTGTAGGACAAGATATTGAAACATTAATACCTGGCTCACCTGGAATATTATGGGACCAATATGCTGCTACAGATAATAATTTTGATGGTGCAGCCGCAGATGAAGCCAACTGTCAAATACAAGTAGCAACATCTCAGTCTGGGTCAGGTAGTTTTAGTGCTTTTAATAATTTTGCAAATGGCACTTTTAAAGGTCATAGGTTCAAATTTAAATTAATTCTTGAAACAACAAATACTGCACAAAATATGAATGTACAACAAGCAGGCTATACCGCAGAGTTTCAATCGAGAACAGAACAGAATTATCAAACAGGCAGTGGAACGTCTACCGCACCACAACAATCAGGAACTTCAGCTAAGACAGTTACTTTTGGAACGCCATTTTTTGTTGGTACACCTTCATTAGGAGGATCAAATGCTTTCTTACCCTCTGTTGGAATAACTATACAGAATGCTCAATCAGGTGATTTCTTCACAATTACAAATTTATCAGGCACAGGCTTTACTGTAAGTATCAAAAATGGTTCTAGTTTCGTAGATAGATCTTTTACTTTTTCGGCTGTAGGATATGGTAAAGGTGGTTAATTATTAGTTTATGGCTCAAGTAAGTGATTACAATATAGCTAATGCTAGCGGAGCTTCTGTCCGTAGCGATTTAAATGCTGTATTTAGTGCAATTAAAACATTAAATAGTGGTGGTTCTGATCCTTCTAATCCAGAAGCATTTATGCCTTATGTTGATACGGCAGATAATAATAATTTAAAAATTCGTAATTCTGCTAATAATGGATTTACAACTATTGGGCCTGTTAATACTGCAAATTTAGGATTACTACCAAGAGCAGGTGGTGTAATGACAGGAATTTTAGGTTTGCCAAATCAAACGGCTGCTAACCCATCTCTTCATTTTGGTGATACAACTACAGGATTTTTTAGGGCTGGTTCTAACAAGATAGGTGTAGCTGCTGATGGTACAGAACAGTTGTTCATGGATCAAAACGGAATAAGATTAAATTCCCAAAATCAAATTAGATTTGGTGATGCAAATAGTTCTCATTATGCAGCAATAAAAGCACCGACCACCATAACTACAAGCTATACACTAACTCTACCTTTAAATGATGGAAACTCAGGCCAGTTTTTAAAGACAGATGGCAGCGGTGGATTATCATTTGCAACAATAACGACTTTTTCGGGGGCTGCATCAGCATTAACTGGGAATACATTAGCAAGTGTGGTAAAAAATTCAAGCCTTACATCTGTTGGAACTCTTGGATCATTAACTGTCTCAGGAAATATCAGTGCAAATGGTAATATTAATGGAGATGGAAACACAAATATATCTAGCATTAACACTCTTACGGCCACAAATGCAAACACAACTACAACAAAAGCTACACGATTCCGAAGTAATAATAGTAGTACCCCAGTATTTCAAAATTCAAGTGGTTCTGAAACAGCAGCAGGGAGATTAGTAAGAGCCTTTTGTCATTTCGATTCTTATAGAGGAGGTGCTGCAAATGATAACTATGCAAGCATAAGAAGATCATTTAACGTCAGTTCTGTTACTGATCATTCAGAAGGTGTATTTACAATTAATTTTAGTACAAACCTACCAAATAGATCTACTACTACAACTGCGATTGATTATCATAGATTTACTTTTGGTAATCATTGTCAATGTTATTTAGATTCTGAAAATGGTGCTAATGCTGGTAATGTAAAAATTAGAATTATTGCTTCAACAAACTCAGGTGGAGTTTTAGATAAAAGTAGTGTTAATGTTATAAATACTTGATAAATTATAAATAAAACTATGACAGAAATTAGACGTATTATTTATCCAGACGATGAAGGTGGAATATGTGTATTGATACCATCAGGAGAAATTCCTTTTGAAGATGTTTGCAAAAAAGATGTGCCAGCGGGTAAACCATACATTATAGTTAATGCAAATGAATTACCTGATGGAGATTTCAGATCAGCATGGAGAGCAGATTTCTCTTCTCCTGATGGGACAGGTATAGGAGCAGAAGCTTATTTTGAATCATTATGAACTCTAAACTTTCTATAGACATGAGTGTGGCTAAAGAAATGCACAAGCAACAAATAAGGGCTGCAAGACAAGCGAAACTAGAGGCTTTAGATATTGAATTTCAACGAGCTATTGAGATTTCTGCTGATACAAAAGATATTGTTGCTAAAAAACAAGCACTTCGAGATGCTACATCTGCACCAGATATTGCAAATGCAACGTCAACTGATGACTTGAGAAAACAATGGGATAGCAGTATTCTAGGTACAACTCCTTATACATAAAATGGCAATTCAACCAGCCACATATAATATGACTGTTCAAAGAAG